ATCTCAATTATAATCTAAAATTAGATATTTATCAATATGGCACAGAGGAATGTACCGATTACAAGGTTAAATAAATTTTTTGGGGCGGAGGATTTTCACTTAGATGTAAATATGGGTAAGGAGTGGCTTCATGGGGATATGAATTTCACTCTTGTACTATACAAAGTAGACAGAACCAAAACTAATACTGATGATGTGTACGGTGAAACCACAAAAGACTCTATTAAGTTCCACCCACCTATGGAATTTAAGGCCTTTGTGCAAGTTTCAGCCCCCGAGAATAAATTTCTTGGTAATTCAAAACTCGACCAAATGGAACCAGGTAACATAAGAATTTCTGTCTATCAGTCACATCTTGATGAACTTGGTGTTGATATAGAGTTTGGTGACTACGTTGGTTACTATGAAAGTGAGACGAGAGTTAGGTATTATTCTGTTGCAAATGACGGTCGTGTAGTTTCTGACAACAAACATACATATGGTGGGTACAAGGCATTTTATAGAACAATTGTTGGTGTACCTGTAAACGATAATGAATTTAGAGGATTATAATGGGATTTGGAAAAAAAATAAAAAAACATATTAAGCTGACACCTGAACTTTACGGTCCGTCAAGAAGGCAAGAAATGCTTGACCAAATAAATCAGTATGGGACTTTTCTTCCAAAATCTATTCTACACGAAGATTTAGATAGGGGTTTTTTAGATTTTGTGAAAAATGAACTAAGGGTTGTAGTTGATGGAAAAGTAGTACCTGTTGTCGACATTTTAATTACAACTCAAAATTGGGCTCAATTCACTCAAACATGGAACATAAATGATTTAGATAAAAATGTTAGTGTTCCTGTAATTACTACTGTTAGAAGTCCTGAAGTAAAGTATGGCACACTCCCATCACTTCAATACACAATACCAAATAGAAAACAATTTTTTTATGCAATGGTACCTAATTGGGACAATGGAGTTAAAGGTATGGATGTATACACAATACCTCAGCCAGTTCCTGTAGATATTAAGTTCTCAATTAAAATTATTTGTAACAGAATGAGAGAACTAAACTCATTCAATAAAGTTGTCGTTGAAAAATTCTCTTCTCGTCAAGCTTACACAGTAATAAAGGGTCACTATATTCCAATTATTATGGACGACCTACAAGACGAATCCGTTACTGAAATCGAAAAAAGAAAATATTATATTCAGAGTTATAATTTTACAATGATGGGATTTTTGATGGACGAGAATGAATTCCAAGTAAGTCCTGGGGTTAGTAGAACTTTTACATTACTTGAAACAAATCAAAGGTCTGCAAAAATTAAAAAGAATAGAAGAGCTCTTGATAATACTTCAAATTTTGATTTAGTACTTGATTTTCCATTTGGTGAAAATAATTTTACACAAGAGTTCAAATATCCCGCTAATTTAAAATCAGTTGGTTTAGATAATATTGATACCTACGATGTATTAATCAATGGTCTATTTTATGGGAGTAATATTTTTGATAATGTTGACGGTGTCATAAGATTAAACAGCGATGATGTTTTATCAATTACTGTACAGAAAACCGACAACACAATACCGGCAAAAATTCAATTAGCGGTAGAACTAACTTTATAGTTCACCGTACAAATCTTTCTTCTCAGAACAGTTTTCAATAATTAAATTTTCTAAAAATTTATGTATTTTTAATCCACGTTTCATACAGTACTTTTTTAGTATTGTGTGTGACTCTTCTGATATTTTAAGGTTCTTAATCTTCAAAGCAGAAAAAAGGAAGAATTTATTCTTACTTTAAAATAAATAGATTAAGAAATTAAAAACTTTTGGTTTTTTCTATAGTATTTATTGAAAAATAAATCTTTAAAAACAAAAAAGTAAATGGCAACAAAAGTTTTCGTTTCTCCCGGTGTGTATACAACCGAAACCGAACTTTCATTCGTTGCACAAAGTGTTGGTGTTACAACGCTAGGTATCGTGGGTGAAACACTCAAGGGCCCGGCTTTCGAACCGATTTTTGTGACTAACTTTGAAGAGTTCGAAGCGTATTTTGGTTCGACATCACCTGAAAAATTTGTGAACACACAAATTCCAAAGTATGAAGCAGCGTATATCGCTAAAGCATACTTACAGCAATCTAACCAATTATTTGTATCTAGAGTTTTGGGTCTTTCTGGATATGATGCAGGTCCTTCTTGGACATTAACAGCAATGGCAAATTTAGACCCAACAACCTTGGTTATTGATAGTAATACTGAAACGACATTAAGTGCAATTCCATATACTGCGGACACAAACACAGGTGTTGTAGTAGTAGATTGGTCTTCTATGTCAGGTGACCCATTCTATCAGGACCTTAACACAACTTATAGAAAATTTGACGGCAGTACATCAACATATCAGAGCGATGTTGATGCGTTCCTTTTAAATGAAACTACAATCACTGGTACAGGTGCAAACGCAGTTGTGTGGGGAGCACTAGGTAATGGAGCATTTCCATTAGCTTGGACGGGTACTACTACCAACTCATTTGATATTCCCGAATTATCATTCAGTGCAATTACTTTGACTGATACTGAAAACGACGCTTGGTATTTTGGAGCATTCAATCCAATAGACGCAGTAACCTCAATAAATTATAGTGGATATTCTTTTTACTTTAGAACACTTGATTTAACACCAGGAGTTTCTGGAGTAGCATCAGGTACATTAGAAGGCGGATTATTTACATTTACTGGCACTATGGGTAACTATTCGGGATACAACAATACAATTCTTGCAACTCTTCGTTCAAGAGGTATTACTGAATACACAACAACTCAACACGGGCCACTTTATCAAGTTTCAGGTACTGGAGATGCAACTTTAGTAACTACAGGTAGTTATGTTGATGCACAATCTAATCCTTTTGCAGAATTTGGGGTTACGGGTACTGATAAGGACGGTAACACGTTCAGCTTTGGAGCATCCTTGGATGATACAAAGACTAACTTCATAGGTAAGGTTTTTGGTACAGGTAACTTCCAAAAGAATAGAGTTGACGTTCCTTTATTTGTTGAGGAATACTTCCCAACATTATTAAATTATTCATATGGACAAGGTGCTATAAGAGGTATTAATCCTAATTTCATAGCAAATGAAAGAGCTGCGTCTCCAGCCCCTGGTAATGCATTGTCTTTAGGTAACTACTTGGAAAGATATCAGACCGCATTTTCTCCATGGATTGTATCTGAACTTCGCGGTAACACTTTATATCAGTTATTCCGATACATAACTATTTCTGACGGTAACGCCGCAAACAGAGAAGTTAAAGTTTCATTGGCTAACATGAGTTTTGATGGATTAACATTTGACCTTTTAGTTAGAGATTATTTTGATACTGACCAAAATCCAGTTGTTATTGAAAAATATACTAACTGTACAATGGACCCTGCTCAAAATAACTACATTGCTAAGAAAGTTGGTACTGCTGACGGTGAATACGCAATTAACTCTAAATATATTATGTTAGAAGTTAATGAAGATGCTCCATCAGATGCAATTCCTTGTGGATTTGAGGGTTATACTGTTAGAACTTATGATTCTTCTAACAATGCCGCATTTGTGGAAGTATTTCCTGTTTACAAAACTAAATACGCATATCCTGGTGAAACTGTAAGTAATCCTCCATTCGGTTTATCTAATGGTAATGATAATTCAGTTATCAGTTCGGGTGACAACGTAAGAAGAACATATCTTGGATTTAGTACTTCTGTTGGATGGGATTCTAATTTCTTTGAATACAAAGGTAAACAAAATCCTACAGCTTATACATGTACTGAACAAGTTTACACTTCTTGGAACAAACAAACTAAAGGTTTCCACATGGATAGTGGTGCTTCAGTTGTGTTAATTTCATCTACTTATGTAAACTCAGGCCAAAGTGCGTTTGAAACTGGCGTTACTACTTTCCAAAATGACCCAATAGATTCAAATGACCCTTACTACAGAACTTATTCTCGTAAGTTTACAGTTCTTCCAGCAGGTGGTTTTGATGGTTGGGACATCTACCGTGAGTACAGAACAAACGGAGATAATTTCGTACTTGGTAAGTCAGGTTACTTATTTGGAGCACAGGCTGGATGTCAACCTTACCCAAATTCAACAGGTTGGGGTTCGTTCAGACAAATTACTGTGGAAGATAATACAGCCGACTACGCTAATACTGACTACTACGCATATAAGATTGGTTTTGAAACTCTTAACAATCCAGCAATTATCAACATCAACGTTCTTGCAACACCTGGTATTGACTACGTTAATAACGAGTCACTTGTGAGAGCGGCAATTGATATGGTTGAAATTGATAGAGCTGATTCAATCTATGTTACAACAACTCCTGACTTTGATTTGTTACAACCATCATCTTCTATGGAAAACTTTATTTATCCTCAAGATGCGGTTGACACACTTGCAGATACTGGATTTGATTCAAACTACACAGTTACTTATTACCCATGGGTATTGACTCGTGACAGTGTATTCAACACTCAAATCTACATTCCAGCAACTGCTGAGGTATGTCGTAACCTAGCACTTACAGATAACATCGCCTTCCCATGGTTCGCAACTGCGGGTTACACAAGAGGTATTGTTAACTCAGTAAGAGCAAGACGTAGACTGACACAACTTGATAGAGATACTCTTTACCAAGGAAGACTTAACCCAATTGCAACATTCAACGACGTTGGTACTGTAATTTGGGGTAATAAGACACTTCAGGTGAGAGAAAGTCCTCTTGATAGAATTAACGTTAGAAGATTGTTGTTACAAGCTCGTAAACTTATTTCAGCAGTTGCTATCAGATTGTTGTTTGAACAAAACGACGCAGTTGTAAGACAACAGTTCTTGGATTCTGTAAACCCAATCTTGGATGCTATCCGTAGAGACAGAGGTATTACTGACTTCCGTGTGACTGTATCTAACAATCCTGAAGATTTTGATTCAAACTCTATGTCAGGTCGTATCTTCTTGAAACCTACTAAGGCTCTTGAATTTATTGACATTGAATTCGTAATTACTCCACAAGGAGCAAGTTTCGAAAACATTTAATAGAAACAAATATAAATTTAAAAACCCTCGGAAACGGGGGTTTTTTATTTTTAATATATTTATAAGATATGAAATTAATAATTACAGAAGGTTTTACTGAAGAATTAACTCCTGATTTAAAATATTATGCTTTTGACTGGGATGACAATTTAATGTATATGCCAACAAAAATTATGTTAATGGACTCTGAAGGTAATGAAGTTGGTATGGGAACAGAAGATTTTGCCGAGCATAGAGTCGACGTAGGTAAAAAAGATTTTGAATATAAAGGTAAAACTATAGTTGGTTTTGCGGAAAATCCATTCAGAAACTTTTCAGATGCTGGTAACAAAAAATTCATAATTGACTCATTACTTGCAAAACCAGGACCAGCTTGGGATGATTTTGTGGAATGTATTAATGGGGGTTCTATTTTTTCTATAATAACCGCAAGAGGACACTCACCAGAGACACTCAAACAAGCAATAGAGAACCTTATAGAGGTAGGATATAAAGGACTATCAAAAAAAGAATTGGTTAGAAATTTGAAGAAGTATAGAGAGATTGCGGGAGAAGACGAACTAAGTGACTCAGAACTTGTGGAATATTACATGAATATGAATAAGTATTATCCTGTAACACACGGAGCGGGCTCAGCACAAAATCCCGAACAAGGAAAAGTCGATGCAATTAAAGAATTTCAAAGATATGTAATGGGTATGTCAAAAAAACTTGGGCAGACTCCTTACCTAAAAAATGATGTAAGCAATAAATTTGTACCAACAATAGGATTTTCAGATGATGATTTAAGAAATCTGGAAAAAATGAAAAGTGCTTTAAAAGATGACCCAGAAAATATTATTCAAATGTATTCTACACATGGAGGTATAAAAAAGAAATATTAATATACTTATAAGTAAGACTAGTGTAAGTTTGGTTAAAAAAAATTTGGAAGTAAATAGAAAAATTTAAAACTAACACTATTTATAATAAAAATAAAAGAAAATTAAAAACAAAAGAAAATGGCTGATTTACTGATGAAAATGCCGATACCGTATGAACCCAAAAGGATGAACAGGTTCATACTTAGTTTCCCTAGCGAACTCGGTATCAACGAATGGTATGTAGAATCTACTTCAAGACCTAAAATCACAATTGGTTCAACACCAATTCCATTTCTAAACACTGAAAGATACGTTGCTGGTCGCTACACATGGGGCACTATCAACTGTACTTTCCGTGACCCGATTGGACCTTCAGCTGCTCAAGCTCTTATGGAGTGGGTGCGTCTACACGCTGAATCAGTAACAGGTCGTATGGGTTACGCTGCTGGATACAAGAAAGATGTAACTTTACAACTTTTGGACCCAACAGGCGTTGTTGTAGAAAAATGGATATTGGTAGGAACTTTCCTAACCGATGTGGATTTCCAAGGTCTTGATTATGGTCAAGATGGTTTGGCAAAGATTGTTGCTACTCTCCGTCCTGACTATTGTGTTCTTGTATACTAATCGAGAAAAAAATTCCAATTACTATTTACAAATCCGTACTTTGTGCGGATTTTTTTTTAGTTAAAAAAAAAATATAAATTATGAACGAACAAATTGCAGGACAAGAAAATTTTAATTTACCACACGATGTGGTAATTTTACCTAGCCAAGGTAAATTTTATAAGAGTAAGAAAAAAAGTGTTAAAGTTGGTTATTTGACTGCCGCTGATGAAAACTTACTTGGTAGTGTCGGTAAATTATCAGGTGAACAACTTGTATTGCGACTTGTTCGAAGCAAACTTTATGAACCTGATTTGAATCCTTCTGAAATGTTGGAGGGCGACATTGAAGCAATTCTTCTGTTTTTAAGAAACACTTCTTTTGGTTCAGAATATAATTTTAATTTAACTGACCCTGACACAGGTACCAAATTTCAAAAATCAGTTCTACTTGATGAATTATCATTTAGAAAACCTGAAGTAGAACCCGATGACAACGGTCACTATCTTACAAAACTACCTAAATCAGGAGCATCAGTTAAGTTGAAACCATTATCTTATGGTGAAAGTACTGATATCGAAAGAATGGCAGATGAATATCCATCAAACATGATTGCTCCAAAGGCAACGTGGAGACTCACAAAACAAATTGTTGAATTAAATGGAAGTTCAGACAAAGGGGAAATTGCTAAATTCATTGAACAAATGCCTATCATGGATTCTAAGTATATCAAAAACTTTTTGAATATTAATGAACCAAAAATAGATTTAAACCGTGAAGTAACAGCCCCGTCAGGAAAAAAGGTAATGGTTAAAATCGCCTTTGGGGCTGAATTTTTTCGCCCTTTCTTCTAATTACATGTTGTCACTTCTTGACCAATATTATATATTGGGCAAGTATTTACATACATCATACTCTGATTTTATGAAGTTACCTATATATCAGAGAAGGTATTTGGTGGATAAAATTATCGAGTATAATTCACCAAAAAAATAACTTTTTGATTATTTATAGAGTATGATGCAAGTAGGAGATACTGACCCAGCACAAGAAGCCAAAGAATTAAGTTCAACCCTGTTTAATTTTGAAGAATCATTTAAAGGGATTGCGGATTTAGCCGACAAACCAATAGTAAAAATTGAGCAAGGAATTGTTGCTATGGACCAAGGATTTCGTTCTTTGGTCAATCAAATGGGTGCCGGCGAAAATATGTCGGAGTCTATCCGTAAAAATTTAGCTGGAGCAACTTTAGAGACTATTAAGATGGGAGGTAAGGCCGATTCTGCTTTACAAGTCCAACTTGAAACTCTAAAACAATTAGGTAAAAATGTAACATTATCCCAAGAACTTACTACTGAATTATTTGCCGCAGCACAAGTTTCAGGACAAGGAGTTGACAAACTTGAATCTGGATTCTTAAACGCAGGTATGTCTTTAAAAGACATCGGAAAGGAAATGCTGGTTGTTAGGGATGTGGCTAACAGTCTTGGTGTAAACGCTAAATTAGTATCAGAAAAAGTAGTTGGAAATTTAGATAAGCTAAATAGGTTTGGATTCCAAGGAGGAGTTGAGGGACTTGCTCGAATGGCTGCAAAGGCAACCGCTTTAAGGGTTAGTATGGACTCTACGTTCAACTTAGCAGAAGGGTTAATGTCTCCAGAAAGGGCAATTGAATTATCGGCTGCGTTACAAAGACTTGGAGCTAGTACATCTGATTTAACTGACCCGTTGAAACTTATGGACCTTGCCCAAAACAATGTTCCTGAGTTACAAAAACAATTAGGTGAAATGTTTAAAACATACACCTTTTTTGATGAGAAGACGAAGACATTCCAAATAATGCCAAGCGCCAAAAGGCAGCTAAGAGAAATTGCCAATGAGCTCCAAATGGATATTGGAGAAGTTGAAAGAATGGCACTTGGAACCGCTGACCTTGACAAAAAACTATCTGAAATATCATTCTCGGGATTTGATGTAGACCAAGATACCAAAGAACTTGTGGCCAATATGGCGACAATGGATGAATCTGGTGAATACAAAATTCAAACAGAAGAGATAGGAGATGACGGGAAACCTATATCCAAGACCATCCAAGAGGTAATGGACCAATTCAAGGGTGACGACAAAGGTTTAAAAGAATATCTTACAGGTTTACAAGAAGACAAGGAGCCAAAGACCATTGAACAAATTGCTCAGAGCCAACTAGATGTTTTAACGGATATTAAAAAGGCGAATGAGGCATTAGCAGCCGCACCTGGATTACTTGTTGGAGCATCAAAGATGGGTCCTGAAGTTTTAAACGCCGTACAAGCATTAAACAAAGCGGTTAATGAACCTTTAGAAAAAAAAATAGGACCTGAAAACACAGAACTTTTTAAAGACCTTAATGATAGTGCCAAGGGACTTAAAGACGCGGTTGAAAAATTAACTAGTGGAGACAAAGAAAAACAAAAAGAAGGTGCTACAGAAGCTCTTGACGAATTAAAAAATTTAAGTATTAAAATTGGAGAGAATATTCTTCTAGGAGTTAATGAAGTTGTCCAAAATTTTGGAGGGCTAGTAGGAATTGATGTTGCAAAATACCAAGAACAGATAAAAGACAAAATTCCTGATTTAAAGGACAAACTTAATGAAGGAAAAGATAAGGCAGAAGAAAAAATAGGGGAAATAAAAGATAAAATTACAGGGGAAACTGAGGAACAAAAAGGAGAAAAATTCACGTTTCCTGATAAAATGAAGTTTGAATTTCCTGACGATATAGAAAGTCAAACAATTAAGACAGGAAAGATTGTAGTTGAAGAAGGAATTAATTTAACCGCACCGGTACCTACTCCAACAATTACAACTCCTGAAGTAAAAGGTACTCCTGAAGTTAAGGGCACTAAAGATGAAGGAATGGTAGAACCATTCACTATGGAAGTTGGGCCAGCACTTGCGGACATAGGTGGACTTGAAGGATTAGATTTAAGTCAATTTAAATCAGTTGAAGAAGTCTTAAATGAAATCAAAAAAATTAATCCAAATTTTGATTCCGAGTTAACTAAAGAACAATCATCTACAACTCAAGAAATTAATCCAGCCTCAGCCACCCCTACAACTGTAACTGAAACTCCTGGAATCAATCCAATTGATGCTGCTAAAACAGAAGAGACTGCCGAAGCTGTAACAAAACCAACAGTTACACCAACTCTTGCTCAAACACCAACCAAAGAACTTGAAACTGAAAAAACTGAAGTAAAAGAAGATAAAGGTGAAAAGGGAGGATTTTTATCTGGACTGAAAAGTACTTTTTCAGGTCTAATGAATATTGATAATGTTGCAAAAAATGCTAAGGGATTATCAGAGATGAATCCTGAAACAATTGCAACAATTATAGAATCTGCAGGAGAAAAAATTGCTCCTGATTTAATTAAGATTTCTGAGATTAAAGACAAGGGAGAACAAAGTAAAGCTCTCCAAGAGTTGATGGATAAAACTCTTACAGTTGGAAATACTTTAGAAGTTTTAGGTACAGAAAATAAATTCAAAGGTAAATTAGGGGAAGGTGCTGGTATAAACGAAGGTGTAACCGCTGGATTAAAGAATGTTGAAGGACTTAACGCTGAAAATATAGGAGGAATTACTGAATTACTTAATAATAATATGCCAACTATTATTGACACTGTTTCAGGTAAAGTAAAAGAAGTTGCTGGCGAGGATACATTCTTGGGTAAAATGGGTTCTAAATTTGGGTTTGACCCAAAACTTATAGACGAGTACACTAAAATGGCCAAAGATATTGATATGGCCACAGATTTAGATTCTGAACAAATTAAAGGCGCATTCGAAGGTAAAACAATTGATGTGTTTGGCTCAATGAAATCTGAATCTGAAATTCAGGATGTTGAAGATAAAAATGATTTAAAAAATGAATTAATAGAACCAATTACTGAATTAAAACTTGAAACATCTGAGGTAGATACACTTAATGTTAAAAATTTAAATATTGGAGACTCTTTAAACCAATTACTTAGTTTAACGAAAAAAACAGAAGGAGGAGAGTCTAATTTTGATAAAATACAAAAATTAATTCAAGAAGGATTAGTTGGGGAGGCAACTGCGGGAG